ACGCTACCATCTCTCTGTGCCGCTCGGTTGGGTTGTGAACTGTGTAAGCAATCCCATGGAACTCGCGCACGTGGCATCCGCTCTTGGCCGTGGCTCCCACTAGCCCCAACACTAACAATAACAGTATGAGCCAACGCATTTACCACATCCAACTCCATGCAATCATGTACGTGCCAAAGATGACGAAGGCCACAAGGCAGGCTGCGGCAATCAATGCTTCAGCCCAGTCCCACATGATTAGTTAGGTTTTGGATATTTTTCTTTAACCGCTAAACAAGCATCAATGTACGCTTGCACTTGCGCTTGATTGCCCTTAACAATGCCGTCAAGGTAATCAGACATTGGTGGATATTCATTGGCTCTGTCACGTTGATAGCGTGTTTTATCTTTTTCGGACTGAGCCAATTCGTCCAATTCACGTTGAGCAATTTCGGAGGGTGTAGCGTCCCGAACAACGCCGTTTTCAAGAATTTTCATGATGTTTTAATTCCATAAAGAGCCACTGTTCCGGCAGTTAAATTGCCGGTAGTCGCTAAAAATTGAAAACCTGTAATAACACCTGCAACGTCAATGCCCCCGGTAAAACTTTGTATCGTGCTAGATGCCCCTGTATCTCCAACGCAGCCAGAATACCCATTTACAACCGGGCCTCTCCTGCCGCCAGTGTTGGCAGATGACAGAGTAAAGTTTCCACTCCAATACGAATTTGTGTCGGGAGCCCCGCCAGCATTAGCCATCAAAAAAGTATCAGTTGTGCTAAAACCAGAAGTAATCACTGAACCAGTTTGCACGTTTAAATGTAAGTTTACATAGTCAGCACTAACAAAAGTAGTTGACTGCCTTAAACGAAGTCTCAATCTGCTACTTGCTGACAACCTAAAATTTGAAAACACAACGTAGTAATTGTTATACGTTGCATCAATTCCACTTGTAAAATCTACAGAGGCAACAGTTGTTGTCACTGTTTGGCTTGAAATAAAGACCAATGCACCAGAACTAGGTGTAGACCAAGTAGGCAAACCAGAACCAGCACTTGTAAGAACTTGTCCATTAGTGCCAGCTGCACCAGCAAGGGTCAGGGCTGTGGTTAAATTTGCTGATGCAATGGTTGGGGCAGTTAAAGTCTTGTTGGTCAGCGTCTGTGTTGCTGTAACCCCTACTACATCAGTAAGTGTGTTACTTCCGTAGGCAATGGTCTTATTCGTAAGCGTATTTGTGCTTGTTGCCGTGACAACATTGCTAGGCGTGATGATTCCAGATAGTGCTACTGTAGCCATGATTGATCCTTATATTAGGGCTGTGTGGGCCAAGTGATTGTCCAAGGAAAACCTGATTGAACCGTAATGTCACGCAATGCTTGGCGATATGTAGCCCATGTTGCTTTGTCTACAGGACTATCAGAAAGCTGAGTCCAATCGGATGCAACCAGCTTGTCGTTTCGCTCGGTACGAACAGATGCGGCTTGTGCATCGTTGCGGCTTGTCACTTCATCGGTAGTCATGTCACGAACAGTCCAGACTTGAGTCCATCGGTTGTCAGCAATTACTGGAGTGCCTTCTACTAGCACTTGAGTGTTCGTCAATTCTGGTGGTGTTGCAAAGAACACACGCTCAACACCAAATGAAGACAGCATCTCATCGGTGGCTTGAGCAGGGAAGCTAGTCAATGGATTAGCGGCCTTTAGTTGCCCAAGGCCATAAGGGTACTGCTTGACAGTCCCGTTTTCGATGAGTGCGTGCATGATTTACTCCACTTGTCGTTTGATGACGTTCAACATAATCTTGGCTTTTTTCTGTTCAAGTTTTTCAGAGGCATACAAAGTGTGCAACTGCTCAGTAAATGCCGCCAATTCAAGTCGTTCGTCAGGCGGCAACTTGCTAATTTCTTCAAAAGCTAACGTGTAGTTGTCGATGTTGATTTGGTAGTGCATGACTTCTGCTTCACGAGCTTCAAGAGACATTGCCAAGATTTCTTCACGGGTCTTTGGGGTTTCAACTATTTTATCTGTCATGTTTTTCCTTTATGTTAAGTAGTGATTTGTGTGATTGCTACGCCATTTCCTACACCAGTAGGTAAGACAGCGGGATTAGCGTATTTAGTTCCAAATCCAGAGCCACTCCAAGGGTAGGCTGCAACAAATGGTGTTGCAGAATTAACGGTGGCTATTGTAGAACCATCGGGACTAAAAGCTACGCCATTTCCTTGGGCGCTGGGTATTGTTGGATTGGAATACCTACTTCCAAACCCACTACCAGACCAAGCGTAAGCCGTAATAAATGATCCTATAGCATGAGCCAATACAATAGCAGAACCATCTGGGCTAAAAGATACACCAAATCCATTACCAGCAGGTAGTGTAGTTGGGTCAGCGTATTTAGTTCCAAATCCACTACCAGACCAAGGATAGGCTGTAATAAATGGTGTTGTATCATGCGCTACTGCTATAGCAGAACTATCAGGGCTAAAAGCTACACCACGGCCAGTGCTTACTGGCAACGTAGCAGGGTCAGAATATTTAGTGCCAAACGCAGAGCCAGACCAAGGGTAAGCCGAAATAAAAGGTGTTGTAGTGTGAGCTATTGCTATATTTGACCCGTCAGAGCTAAAAGCTACGCCGTTTCCAGCGCCTGTAGGCAATGTAGCGGGATTAGTGTACTTTGTTCCAAAACTTGAGCCAGACCAAGGATAGGCAGAAATAAATGGAGTTGTAGCATGACCTACAGCAATATTAGCGCCATCAGGGCTGAATGTTATACCCTGACCTGTACCAGTAGGCAATGTAGCTGGATTAGTATATTTTGTTCCAAAACCACTTTTAGACCAAGGATAGGCACTAACAAATGGTGACACAGAATGAGCTACAGCTATAGCTGACCCATCGGGACTAAAAGCTACGCCGTTTCCAGTGTTAGTTGGTAGTGTAGCAGGGTTGGTAAATTTAGTGCCAAAACCAGCACCACCATAAGAATAAGCAGTAACAAATGGTGTTGTACTGTGAGCCACAGCCAGAAACTGCGGGTATTTTACATCGCCTACTGTAGACCAAGCTAAGCCAGTTCCATTACCTTTAGGTAATAAAGTCGGATTGGCGTATTTAGTTCCAAACCCACTACCAGACCACGGATAAGCGGTGATAAATGGTGTGTCTCGGTGCGCTACTGCAATATTTAAATTATCGGGGCTAAACGCTACATCTTCTCCAAAACTTGTAGGCGACGTAGCTGGATTAGCGTACTTAGTGCCAAAACCGCTTCCAGACCAAGGGTAGACAAATATGAAGGGTGAACCTTGACCTGCTATTGCAATAGCTAAACCATCAGGGCTAAAGGCTAGTCCAAATGCGTCATTACCGGGTAATGTAGCAGGATTGGAATATTTTGTTCCAAAACTTGAGCCACTCCAAGGGTAGGCTGAAACAAATGGGGTTACTTGATGAGCTATTGCAATATTTAAACCATCAGGGCTAAAAGCTACGCTGTACCCATTGCCTGTAGGTATTGTAGCTGGATCAGCGTATTTAGTTCCAAATCCAGAACCTGACCAAGGGTAGGCAGAAATAAATGGCGTTGTATTGTGAGCTAATGCAATAGTTAAACCATCAGGACTAAAAGATACACCAACTCCATCACCAGCGGGTAATGTAGAGGGGTTTGCATACTTAGTTCCAAACCCAGAACCTGACCACGGATAAGCTGAAATAAATGGCGTTGAATTATGAGCTACTGCTATATTTAAACCATCTGGGCTAAATGCTACACCTTTTGCATTATCGGTAGGACGTGTAGAGGGGTTAGCATACTTAGTCCCAAAGCCACTACCAGACCAAGGGTAGGCTGAAATAAACGGCGTTGTATCGTGCGCTACTGCAATAGCTGATTGATCTGGACTAAAAGTTACTTGATTTGCGTTACCAGTAGGCAATGTAGCTGGATTACTGTATGTTCCCCTAAACCCACTTGTACCCCATGAGTAAACAGTAACAAACGGCGTATTATCGTGAGCTATAGCCAATGCCTTGGGCGTTGTCAATACGCTAACCTGTGAACTACTGCTTGAAAACATAATAGCCCTTAAACAGTGTAGTTCTGACCAGCCACTGACCCTAGCCAGCTTGTGCCACTAATGGCTGTAAACACAAACTTGTCAGCCTTAGATGCAGTAGCCGTCAAAGTTGGTGCAGTTGCGCTAGGCCAATCAACCGTTGCAGGCCATGTGACTGTGCGAGAGCCTGTTGCATCTTGTAGGTGTATCAAGGTAAAACTTTTACCCGCTACTGGCGTTGGGAATGTGTACACGCAATTGCCCGTCAGGGTAATGATTTGCACTGTGCCGTTAGCTAAATCTAGCGTGATAGCCGTTGAGCTATTACCAGTAAACACTTCCTCTGTATATCCGTTGGTAAACGTGCCAGCCTCAACGGTTTTGTTGGTCAGTGTGTCGGTTGTTGCTCGACCTACTAATGTGTCTGTGCTTGTTGGTAGCGTCAATGTACCAGTGTTGCTGATGCTTGAGATTACTGGCGTTGTCAGGGTCTTGTTGGTCAGCGTCTGTGTGCCAGTTAAAGTGACTACCGTGCCGCTATTTCCACCAATCTGTGCAGAAACATTCCATCCATAAGCTGCACCCGTATAAACAAGCGTAACAGTTACGCCTGTAATATCACAAGTCAATGTGTCGCCAGCAGTATTGCCAGCAATTTTAATTAACGCCGTAGGATCAATTGTTAGGTTGTTTGTTCCCCATTGGCTAAACGAGTCAACCACAATAACAATATTACCCACTGATGGACTTGTAGGCAAAGTAACTGTAAAAGCACCGCCCGTTGTGTTCGTTAAAACACCATCATTGTTTGCGGCTGTGTAGTTAGCTGTTTTGACTGCTGTGTAAACAATACCGCCAGCGGCTGGAGCAGAACTTGACCAAGTTGTACCGTTGGAAGTTAGTACATTACCTGATGTGCTAGGCGCTACAAACAAAGGTGTTGATGTGCCGTTACCTAATATGACGTTGTTGGCCGTGAGGGTTGCTAGGCTTGTACCGCCATTGGCAACAGGGAGTGTGCCCGTTACGCCTGTTGTTAAAGGCAGCCCCGTTGCGCTAGTCAACGTAGCAAATGACGGTACACCCAAATTAGGCGTAACCAATGTTGGTGTGTTTGCAAATACTAAAGCGCCAGAGCCAGTCTCATCTGTTACCGCAGCCGCAAGATTTGCACTGCTTGGTGTTCCAAGGAATGTAGCAATGCCAGAACCAAAGCTGGTGATACCCGTACCACCATTAGCCACAGCCAAAGTACCCGCAACAGTAACCGCGCCAGATGTAGCGGTAGAGGGGGTTAAGCCTGTAGAACCAAAGTCAATAGTTGTGACGCCATCAGCAACACTAGAAGCTACTTTGACATAGTCCGTGCCGTTGTAATACACAAACGCTTTTTCGCCCACTGCAATTGACACGGCAGGAGATTGACCCGAACGGATAAAAGAAACCGTGCTGCCAGTGGCAGCGTTGTCCACCATGTACAACTTGCTACGGCTTGGGGCAGTAATTATTTTGGGTGTTGTCAGTGTGCCAGTTACACGGATCACCATGTACTGGCCTGTAGTTGCCCCAATATTGTTACCCGACGCACTACCTATGGTGTTTGTCAAAGTAATAGGGCCGTCGCCCGCAAAAGACAATGTGCCTGCAATGGCAATATCAAGGTAATCAGAAATACCGTAGTTAACCGTGTCGCCCCAAGTACCAGAGAGCGTCCCCTGCGTGGGGGTGACTAAGTCTAAAAGAGTCGTCGTTGCTGCCATGTTCGTTCCTTACGAAGTATTTGTATTTTGCCAAACTGTTGACTGTTTGTCATCAATTAACTGCCAAACATTTGATTGCTTGTCGTCAATGAGTCTCCAGTAAACAGCCACCACACTTCCAACACTGCCCGTTGCCCCGTTGCCCGTCAAGCCAAACGTTCTAGGTGCGCCCATTGTTCCTACAGCACCCGTTGAACCTACACCGGACAACCCGACAGTTGTATTAAATACCACTGTACCAACAAAAGCCAATGCTTGGTTGGAATTCAGCGGCACAATAATTTGATTTACTTGTCCATAAGCTAAATTGCCCGTTAAACCAAGAGTATTTGCAACCCCAACTGTACCTACACTGCCTACACTTCCAACGCCTGTCAGCGCCATAGCATTTAGACCAACTACTGTACCTACTGCGCCAGCAGAGCCAGCACCTGTTATAGCAATAAAACGTTCAGCAACAGTGACATTACCTACAGCACCAACAGCACTAACACCCGCACCGCTGTATTCCTCAGTAAAACCTAAACTAGAGCCGCCCCACGGATTATCGCCCCAAGCCCCTTGACCCCAGCCAGAGCCAACTAAACCTGTTGCGCCAACACCCGTGAGCGCCAAACTAAAGTCGTTAGTGCCCCATGTGCCGTCGCCCCATGCTTCGGAACCCCATGCGCTAGCCATACACTACCTTTAGGTTGTAGCGATACGCAACAACGCAGCAGCAGTAGTATTAGCAGGCATAGTTAATGTAAACGTACCAGCGGTGATTGTCTGTGAACCGAAGGTATGTACACTGACAGCCGTATTGTTTTGGGTGGAGTTGTAAATTAACACTGCGTCAAACGCCGTTGCCAAAGTTACTGTTGTGTATGTGATTGAAGCCGTAGGTGTCGTAAATGCAGTACCGGCGGTTGTGCTGGTATTAGTAGCAGTTGGGGCATTCCATGCAGGTGAGCCTGTAATCGTCACACCACCAGCGGTATAGCCTGTACCCGACACTTCGTTAGAAGCAGAGTAAGCCGTTGTAGAAGCATTAACCGTTGCGGTTGTTAAGTACAGGGCCGCTTTAAACGTATCAACAGTGGGCGCAGTCAAACTGGTGCGCGAAACAAGCGTAATTGCTCCAAATTGATGCCCGCCATTGAGCAGTTGCCCCATGAACGAAGTGCACATTGCTTGCGTATTTGCCATGATGGTTCCTTATATAAGAGATGCTGCTTCAGCAACAATGGAAGGCGCTTGCTTTAGGGCGACATGGGCTGATCTGTGCACCAACTCACCCTCTAACCAATACTCCACCCATCTGGTTGTTTCGTTGTCATTATCCAATGAACCTTCACGCTTTTCAAGCAATGATTCGTCCATATCACCTTTGGTTGTGGTAATCAATTTGAACTCCTGATAAGAGCCGCCGTAGCGGTGTTGGCTGGCATTGTGATTGTAAATGTAACGGTGGATGTTTTGTCAGAACCAAAGTCCAAAACAGCTATAGATGGATTACCGGCAACAGTATCGTTATAGATTAACGCGCATCTTGCGGTGATTGCGCCTGTCCACGAAATGTTGGGGAAGCTCACAAACGCTGTGTATCCAGAAGACGATACCGTAATAGGCGTTAGTATTGCCCCGCCAGCAACGTAAGTACCTGTATTAGCTACTTCATTCGTAGCTGAATACGCCGTTGTGTCTTCGTTCAAATCCGCGCTGGCTGTGTACAGGGCAATTCTAATAACGTCTGTCGTCAGGTCATGAATACCTTGGTACAACTGCGCCTTAAAGCTGGTGGTTTGGGTCTGGATAATTGACATATCAAGTTACCCGCTGACGGAACTGACCAGAACGATAGGCGTCTTGACGCTCCATACCATCACCCAGACGTTTAGCCAAAGCCAAAGCTTCCATGAACTTGCCGTTATACAACTGCATCATGTCTGCCTCACCCTTCATGTAGGTGTAAGCCTCAACCAAAGATGCGTAAAGCAGCACCGTGTCAAAGTTATCACCAAGCCATGTTCGGCCATCCGCTGCTACTGTGATTGACTCAGGGTAGTAGTAATAGTGTAACTCTACGCCGTAATTTGCATCGGCTGTTGGGCCAATTATGAACGAAAGTTCGTCATAAATTACAGAAGTTAATACCGTTGGGCCAAACAACGCGTAGTATTTAGGTGTGCCTTTGTCAGTGGGCTGTGGGTATGCCTGACGAATAAAATTAACGTCTTTATTTAACAGATACTCGTACTCGCCGTTAGCGTCAATGACCGCCATAGAATACACAGCCAAGAAATCATCAGGGCAGTCCAGATACTTTGTGTTTATCGCAATCGTGCTTGTCATGTTTTTGCGAATAGACGGGAACTGAACCGAGTTATAAATACGTTGCTCAGACTGCGTAACGAACACGGGAATATTAGCCACGAAATCCGCTTCCGTGTTCTCCGTGTACGCTTGAATAGCAGCGCTGAGTTGCGTGTAATTCATGCCATTGGGCCTCTGGCAATTGTGCCTTTGGTTGCCGCACCGTTACCACGGGTGACAATACCGGATGTCTTGGTGGTTTCGTTACCAGCGGCTTTGCTGATGTTGCCAATAGACATGTTAACGGTGTCAGCTTTACTGCGGTTGGGGGGAGTGCCGGGGTTCTGGGATATGCCTACAGGCGCACCACTCATGGTGTGGGGCTTGGCGTATGCGGAAGCAGGTAGATTGTTAATCTTGGCCATGTTATTTCCCCTGATTTTTAACTTTGGCCATACCGCGACCATACTGCATCATCATCTCATTGGTCTTACCGCCCTTGGCAAGCTTTGTAAGCGTTTTGCCGGGGTGCATATTCTTCTCATGCTTACCAATGGCGGACTTCACCATCTTCTTGTCTTGTGTCATATCTTTCATAACTAACTCCTAAGTAACTGTTACTGTAACTGTACCAACAAACGTCGTTGCCACCAAGTAGTTTG